GATCCAGCGAGTTGATTAAATGAAATTAAGTTGTGCATAATTGTCTCCAAATAAACTACAATAACGAAGAAGATTCAGATCATCTTGTTATCCCTAATTCTATCATTATTTAGACAAGTTGTGTCTGTATTCCCTGATACAATTTAACAAAAAGAAATGCCTAGTCCTTTTTTCTAAGTGGCACATCAATAGTCCATGATGATGATTTTAATTGTATCATATCAAAATTCTTCTTAAACTCCTTCTCTCTTTCTTTCCTTTCCTTCTCCATTGTTAGTTCAATGGTTTCAATAGTTGTCTCACCATAATGAGTTCTATGTTCTGTAACAGCAGATCTTAAACCCATGTAATCTAATATAGCACCATCTATCATGTGATAGAGTGTATCCCAAGTAAGTGTTTCTCTTAACTGAGATGCAATTCTATCAATATCATTTCCATCAAGATACTCACCAGTTGCTACTGCGTTTGAGTAATCTTCATATTGAGTCAAAAGTTTTGCTCTAATCTCTACCAACTCATTAAGGTTGATAGTGATCTTCACATCATCATAAATTGCCATAATTAAAACTCTCTCTTGTCTGCATAATAATCACCCAATGCTCCACTCATTAGAGTTTCACTAATCTCACCATGAGGAGTAGTAATTGTAGGTTCTACATGGTCATTCTTCTTACCAAATGGTATTTTAGTTACTGGAGCATAAGGATTAGGAATATCTCTTACCATTTCAATTACTTGATCCCTTATCTCCATCAATTCATGATAACATTCTTGGTTATGAGAACATCCTCTCAATCTATCATCAGGTTTATGCAAAGACTCCAACATAAGAGTCTTCCCACGTTCCCATTTGTCCTGTTTAGTCTCACTCATTTCTTTCGATTTTCTTTTAGTATGTATGATCTAGCATACTCATAATTTCTGCAAGTGTGAACCCACTCACCGTTATTAATTATAGCAAACTTTTTACTATCCATCAAGGGTACTGCTGCCCATGATCCATCTTTGGTAACATAACCAGTTTTATTCTTAATAGCATCTCTATAGAACGTCTGGTAGTTTTCCTTTCTTGTGTTGCTCATTCTTTAGTTGCCTAATAAATTCATACTTCATTGTTGATAATGATTGATTCAAGTGTTGTTCCCACTCATTACCCTCAATCAAGTCTTCAAGGTGTGCTATATGCTCAAGAGCAAACACCAGTTTAGTTTCAGTATTCATTCTCATTGAAAATCATCTATGGTGTACAAACTCTTTAACTTTATACCATAAACCTGCATCAAATCAACAGCACCTTCTTTCCTATCAACAATGGATAACACAGTATCAACTTTGTACCCAAGATCTCTCAACACTTCAACTGCTTTGAGTGAAGATCCACCAGTTGTAGTTACATCTTCTAATACAGTTATCTTACTTCCTTTAGGTGGTAATGGTCCTTCTACTTGTGATGATGTACCATGACCTTTAGGTTCCTTCCTTATAATTAGAGCATCAAGATCAACCTCATCTATTGCTGATACTGTAACAACTCCACTTACTAAAGGATCAGCACCAAGAGTAAGACCTGCTACTGCAACAGAGTCATCTTCAACTTCTTCAAGTAGTAAACAACTAGCATAAAATAGTCCTTTACCATTTAGTATGACTGGTTTGCAATTAACATAGTGTTCACTTGTTTTACCAGAAGATAGAGTGTACTCACCTTTACGGTAAGCATCACTCTTCAACATTTCCAATAGTTCTTCTTTCATAGATTGAGATTAGTTTGAATGTTGGTATCGAAATTTATATAAGTTTGACCATGCAAGGCACAATACTCATTGAAAGTAATTTTCATTTCCTTCATGGTTAGGTTACAATGCTTTGCTGCTTTAGGAACATTCCACTTAGCACAAAACAACATTTCCATTGCTTCTCTAGTTTCTGGTCGCATTAGAACTTAGCATTAACTGATACTACCCTAGCATTAGGGTTTCTTGCAAGTGCTACTGTTCTTGCTTCATCATAGTTCTTAGCATGTACTGTCTCATTAAAGACACTACCAGCAACATACAGTTTTACTTCACAGACCATAGAATCCTCCTTTGATAAACTTATTATACTATATCAAATATATTTACACTAGGTTCTTGTGCCACTTCATCAACTGGATGAAATTCCTTAACTCTCTCTTCTATTAAGTTACCATAGTCTTCATGCAATTCACACCCTATGTAATCTCTACCTAGCGATTTTGCGACCACAGCAGTTGTTCCCGATCCCATGAATGGATCTAATACAATGTCGCCTTCCTCACTCCCTGCCTTGATACAGGGTTCAATCAGGTCGGGTGGAAATACTGCAAAGTGTGATCCTCTGTATGGTTTATTAGTTATTGACCAGACAGATCGTTTATTCTTTGTTGGATATGATTTTTCAAGACCTGAATGTGGTTGTAGTCCTGTTCCTTCATTGTGGTATTTTCCTTTGGATCTATCTCTGGTTCCCCAGTCTTTTGCTGGTTCTTTGATTGCTTCATTATCATAATAGTATTTTCTATTCTTACTTAGTAAAAAGATATACTCATGTGACTTAGTACATCTATCCTTCACACTTTCAGGCATTGGATTAGGTTTGTGCCAAATTATATCCTGTCTCAAATACCATCCATCTGCTCTAAGAGCAAAAGCAACCATCCAAGGGATACCAATAAGATCCTTTTCTTTCAATCCATCTAACTTATTACCCCTTCTTGCACATTTGTCTGGTAGATCCTGTTTACTATTAGATACAGTTTGTTTAACTAATCCCTGACCTTTACCAGGTCTATAGTTATAATAACTATCACCCATGTTTAACCATAGAGTACCATCATCTGTAAGAACCTTTCTTACTTCTCTGAATACTTCTACTAAGTTCTGAACATATTCTTCTGGACTTTCTTCTTGTCCTATTTGATTCTCTTCATCACCATAGTTTCTTAAACCATAATAAGGTGGTGATGTAACACAAGTTCTTGCACTCTCTGGTAAGAAAGCACATAGAGTCTCCTTGCAATCTCCGAATAAAATTGTATCTCTCATTATTGATAGTAAGATGGTTGATAAACACTATCCTTATCTCTATCATCCCACTCTTTCAATATCCATGATGATGATTGTCTCTTACCTACTCCACCTACACCCCATCTGAATACCACTCTAGGATCATCTTTATAGAAAGTATATTCTGGTACATTTTCATTATGCTTATCTCCACCATTGCAAAATATTACTTTATCATATATTTCAAGGCATTGTGCAATAGCATCATTAGCAGTACCATTACCATCATCAAATTCAAGAACATTATCAACCATCTCTAATGATCTAACAATAATAATTCTTTCACTTAAAGTCATAAATGGTTTGCCTTTCTTCTTTCCTAACCAAAGGTCAGAATTTAAACCAACTGCTAATGCACTCAATGGTGCTATCTGTTTTGCTGATCTTAATAATGAAATATGTCCACTGTGAATAGGATCAAATCCCCCAGAAACTAAAACTACAGATGTACTCATCTTGCTATCCATCCTTGAAATAAAATGTATGCTCCAAATAATAACATTAGAAATGTAATTGGAAAGAATGGTATGACTGTAATTACATGAAGCACTTGTACTATTACTATACCATAAAAAATCCACATGATCCACATACCAATTTTATTATGCCTACTACCACGTTTATATGGATGACAACCAGTGGGACCACTGTCCCAACCTGCTTGCATATAATCCTTTGTAGGAATTTCTTTACTCATTTTCTTACCACACTAATTGCAGGTTCGCCCCTCTCAAACACAGTATCGACTACTGCCTGTACCTTCCTTGCTGTACTAATACCAACCTTAGAATATACTGGTACACATATTAACCCATATTTCTTATTTTCGCAACCCTTACGGATCACTCTACCAATAGTCTGTGATATTCCAATGTAATCCATAGATCTTAAGAACAAGACCGCTTCAAGACCCTTTACATTGATACCCTCTGCTAATATACTATGATGCAACACAACAAACTTCTTATCATCATCCTTACCCCATGCACTCAGTACATTAAAGAACTCATCTCTACTTACCTTCTCACCATCTATAACTGCACCAGTCTTAGATGTGATATACATGCAAGAATAACCCCTCCATGATAACTCATCAACAAACTTAGCATAACGTATTAGTCCTTGTATTTGCTTAGTTGACTTAGCACATACTAGGATCTTCTTAGTATTATGGTCATCAATATTATCAATGATCTGATTACATTCTACATCAAATGTTATCTCATCTTTCTGTCTTATGTCACTCTTATACACCTTCACTTTAGGTGGTAGGATATAACCCTCATCCACTAACTTAGGTGCTGGTACATTACAAATAACCTGACCGAATATATCACCATCATTCATACCTGCTTTGAATGGTGTTAGACTATGCTTTGGTGTAGCAGTAAAGAAATACGCTCTCTCTGCATACATTGAAAAATACTCTACTGATGGAATGAAGTTTTTCCTAACTGAATTGTGTGCCTCATCAAAGTATATTGTATCAACATGAGCATAACTCTGTTGTATTCTATGAAGTGAATGATATGTTGTAAAGATGATCTTCCTACCTTTACTGAACTTACACCACTCAGCAATTTCTACTGGTTTGGTTGTGCTGAAATGCTTTGTTTCACCACTGTGAACGTGCATTACCTGAACATATTTGTATTTCTCTCTTATCACTTCCATGAACTCAGAACATAATTGCTCTGCTAATAGGAGTCGTGGAGCAACTACAACAATAGTTTTAAAACCACTGTCGAACTGTCTAATAGCATCTTTGATAGCAACAAGAGTCTTACCACCGCCTGTAGGTACGATGACTTGCCCCTTAGAATGTCTTGCTAATGCTTCCAATGCTTGTTCTTGATGGGGACGTAACTGCATCTATGCTCTTTATTGTATGAATACATTATAGCATAAAAAAAGACCCCCTGTGGGGTCTTGTGACGGTTCGTATTCTGGTTCTCTTGGATCTATGCGTGGATCCCAGTAGAAGAACTGGCACTGATCCAATCTCATGTGAATGAGTGGTTTTTTTAATTTCATCCCTTTAATAACTTAAAATCTTATAGAGTTTGCCTTGCAACCATACAAAGGTATGTATAAGTTGCAAGATTTTAACTTATGCACTTGTTACTGCTTCCCATGCAGATCCATTCCAGAAGTTTAGTTTATTTGTAGTAGTATTGTAAACTAATGCACCTGAAACTTTATTCAACAAAGCATTTCTCTGAGTTGTTGTAACTTTTGGTGGGATCATATATCTGGTCGTTGTTACACCAGCATTTGCAAAGTTTACTGCACCACTATCATTTAGTGTGCTAACACCAATTCCTAGACCATCTCCACCCTCTGTAGGATCTACTTCATTGATAGAACCTCCATGTGGGGGTGGATTAACAAATAGAGATTTTACTAATGATTGTTTATCATAAACATTCAAAGCATAATCAGTAACAGCAGTGGTTCCAATTCCTACTGATTGACCAAAATCAATCATTCCATCTGCTTTTAGATCATTGAAAGTGGATATTCCAGTTGTCTTATAGACATTACCTCTTAGTTCTGCTTCTACAAAAGGAACTGTAAGACCTGAAGCAGTTACAGAACCAGTTGCAATTATATTCTGACCAACATTTATATCAGAAGCAACATTAACATTTACTCCAAACCAAGCATTATCGGTAACTGTTGATGTTCCAACCACATGTAGATCATTAGTAGGAACGGTAACACCTAATCCTAATTGACCACCATAAGTAAGAGTCATTAACTGATCGAAGTTTGATCTTCTGTGCCAGTAGAATCCACCAGTTCCTAATCCAGTAATACCTGCCTCAAGATAGAAGTTTACATTACCCTTACCATAGTTAATAATATCTAATGATTCAGGAGTATTAGCAGAATATGGGAATGAAGCATTGGAAGTTCCAAATCTTAATGAAGCATTAGTACCTGTAATAGCGTGACTTCTACCTAATACTATTGCTGACTCTGCTGCATTTTGGATCTGTAGATCTGTCTGTGCTTCAGTACCTATTCCAATTTTACCATCACCTCGAATGTTTCCACCAACTGTGACTGCACCTGTAATACTAGAAGCACCTGCAACTTGTACATCATCTAACTCTGTAAGACCATCTACATCTATGTTTCCACTAACAGTAACATTCCCTGTGAGTGTGGATACTCCACTTACATTTAAACTCGTAACTCCAATACCATTTGCTGTTACATCACCAGTTAAATCTCCAGTTACATTACCTGTTACTGCACCTGTTACTGGACCGATAAATGATGGAGAAGTTATGATACCACTTACATTTACATTAGTAACATCTAATTGATTGTAAACAGTAACACCGATTCCATTAGTTTCTAATCTAGGTACAAAGTCATTATATATTTTAACTGAACCATTATCATTTGCTTCAAGATATGGTTCATTACCATCCTTATTTCTAAGTATTAATCTGTCTGCTTGAATTGCTAATGTTGCACCTACACCTGCTCTTGATTCTGTAATTAAACTAACATCATTTGAATGACGTATTTGTAACTCTGAACTATCACCGAAAGCAATGTCAGAACCTTCATCAACTAACATTCTATTAGATGCTTTATTCCAACTTATAGTATCAGTAGCACCCTGAAATAATACACTATTATTAAATGTAGAAACACCAGTAACACTTAAAGTAGAAGAATCTAAACTCGTTGCATTAACATTACCAGTTACATTACCAGTAATATTACCAACAATATTACCACTAAATGATGCTGCCGTTGCTACACCAGTCACAGTAATACCTGATGGATTAGTGTCTAATGATGCAGAATCAATTTCTCCTACAAATGTAGTTGCTGTAACTACACCAGTTGCATGAATATTACCAGCAGAATGTATTCCTACTCCCGTACTTCCAAATGTTGGATCTCCACCAACTTGCATACTATGTCTAGGATCTGTGGTTCCCACTCCCACATTTCCTCCATTATTGTATATACTTGTATATCCTAATCCTACGTCAACATCAACCCATTGAGATGTAGGTAACGCACTTAGATTCGATCCATCACCATAAAATTTTACCGCAGTTATCGAACCCGATGCACCAACAGTTGAAGAATTAACATGACCTACGAAAGTAGAAACTCCACTTACATTTAAGTAAACCGATGATGTAAACCCACTTACAACTGCATTACCTCGAACGTCTAATTTCTCAGTAGGAACGGTAGTTCCTATACCTACCAGACTCCCTCTAACAGTGAAGTCTTTATCATCGACTTGAACACCATGTCTGAAATTAAAACTTTTATTAATACTCGCCATTATGTTATGAGATTTTTAGTTATTTATTTAAAATATCACTTCGCTCTATTGCCAAAGAAACTAGAGATACAATATCTACCATAACCTTCAGAATAATCAGAATTTTCTATCTTAACTTCTCTTACACCATGTTCTACCCAACCAGGCATTATTATCATTGAATTGTTATCACAAGCAAATTCATAATCATACTTAGGAAAATATATTTCACCACCTTCAAATTTCTTAGGTTCTTTATAAAAATAACTAAACGCTAGATATGAAACAGATTTATCAGTATGTGGTTGATAGTATTCACCATTATGATAATATCTTACTTTTGTAGAATCATAATTTGATTGATTTGCTATACAACAAGAATCATGTATTCCTGCAAAAACATCTAAAATATCAGTCTCAAATAATTTTCTATTTACTTTTAAAATATTAGAAATAGGTCTAAATTGTGGCATTCCATTTATTGCTGGATCTGGTTGATCGTAATTTCGATACAACTGATCTAGAATTATTGCATGTGAATTAGTTTTCTCGACTATTCCACCAAAATCTTTTGCCTCAAGAAGTTTTCCTGGTTTTGTATAAAAATTTAATTCTTCCCAAACTAACTCAAGTTCTTTCTCGTCATAAAAATTATATACTACTAGATGTGGGAATGGGTCTTTAAAAATAACCCCTTTCATTTCAGTCATGTCAAATAATCTCGTACCTTAATAATCAGATCCACTATCTTGTACCCATCCCCATGATGTTACAAGATATTTTGTACCACCTATAGGTGGATTACCTCTATGAGTATGTGTGAATGAACAAGGGAATATTATAACATCTCCTGCTACTGCTTTCTCTCTTTTATTTTGATATAAAAACTCTGTTTCTCCACCATCAAAATCATCATTCACATATAACTGAATCACAAATTGTCTTTGTGCAGATAACATAGAACCATTTTCAAAATGCCACATATGAAAACCAGAACCTGCTGGAAGTTTCTTCAATTTACAATCATAAACTAGAAATTTCTTTCTACCTAACGTACTATAAGTTTGTAAATAATCATCTACACAAGGTTGAAATTTAGGAATAATAGTTCCAGCAATTCTCGACATTGCTGGTATATCTAAATCATAAGAATGAGTAGCATTAATAGATGACTGATCCTCTTTATGAAGACTCTCTCTATCACGAAATAATATATTATTCTGTTCAAAAAAATTAATATGTTGTATTATCTCTGCACATTCCTCTTTGGAAAACACACCAGCATAACGATGAATAAAATCAGTAAGCATAATGAAATATTAGTAGTAAATTATTTAGTTAGTTAAGCGACACCTGTTTCGTTTATAGTTCCAAGAACGACTCCACCTTGAGATCCATAACTCCATGATACACCAGATGCTTTACTAATAGCACATCCATTACTTCCATGAAGACCGCCTGAACCCCACTCTTCACCAGAGTTACGACCAGCACCACCATTTTGTGGACCGCCTTCAGTATCTCCTCCACGACCACCATTTCCAGCGACTGCTTCTCCCCTATTATTTCCACCATTACCACCTGCACCACCTTCTCTCGCAGCGTTTGTGTTTGGAGTAGATCCAGCACCGCCACCAGCACCACCTCTTACTTCATCATTGTTTTGTCCAGGATTTCCACCAGTCGAACCACTACCAGCAGGTAGACCAGCACCGCCGCCACCGCCGCCACCGCCAGCAGTTCTATCAGCACCAGGATCTTCGTCACGAGAAGATCCACCGCCACCACCACCAGCAAATCCACATGTGATTAATGCACCACTAGCATGATTAACAGTAGTTCCATTATGTTCAATAGCTAATGCAGTTGTTCCATTACCACCATTAAAACCAGGTTGGTCACTAGCACCACTTCTTCCATTACCACCATTACCACCTGCACCAAATATTCTTGCAGATCCACCAATGTCTACGGATACTTGTGAACTTCCACCCCAAGTTCCAGTTCTCACAGCAGCAACAAATTTATTACTACTTTGTGCTGATCCAAAAGTTTTGTTTATATTAATATAATGTCTTTTACCATCAGGATTTGATGGTCTAGTTCTAAAGTTACCAATACATGTTACATTGTTAGTACTATTATTGTATATTGTTCTGGCATTTATACGATAATCTGTACCACCAGAATAAAGATTGGTAACACAATTAAGTCGTTTACCATAAAACTGACTAAATGAAATTTGACCAGACTGAGGTATTCCTGAGTCTAATGGTAGGTTACTTAATGTACCAACACTTTGAGATACACGATAAGCACCAAATCCACTATTACCTGGTGAACCAAATTCATTTTGAATATCACTATAGGATATTTGACCAGAACTTTGTAATGCCATAATTCTAATTAGTGTGAGTTTTTAAGTTCTTCAACTTCTGCTTTGAGTTCTTTAATTGCCTCAATGAGAAGTGGAACAAGTTTTTCATACTGAACAGTATTGTACTCAGAATCAACAGGAGCAGGTTTAACTGCCTCTGGAAGGACTTCTTGTACTTCCTGTGCAGAAACACCAACCTGTAGTTCCTCAGTATTATAACCATATCCTGCTGCAACGTCATTGAAATTGAATGTAAAACCACTCAATGCTGCAACCTTGTCTAATGCACCCGTAATATTTACTCTGTTAGTCTTAAGACGATCATCAGATACAAACGCAATCAAGTTACCTGTGAATGATCCTTGACCAGTAACAGATAAGTTACTACCTAATGTTGTTGCACCAGTAACATTTAATGTAGAAGATAGAGTTGCAGATCCAGATACAGTAATAGCATCAGTAACTTGAACCGTACCACCAGCAGAATCTAGTATTAGATTACCACTTGTAGTATCAATCTCATTATCACCAGTAACACCAACTTGGACGTTTCCGAATGTACCACCTCCACCAATGTAGTTATTACTACCAAGACTGAGGTTTCCACCAGTAATGGTTAATGTTCCAGCAATAGTTGTATCACCACTCAATGTGGATGTACCATCAACCTCTAGGTTATTCTTAATGTGAGTCTTTGCAGCAGTAAGATTAATCCTTTCCTCACCAGAAGCACCAAAGATACCACCAGTATGGAATGTTAATGTATTTGCTGAAGGATTCTTAAGTCTAGGAGAAGCATCACTTGTACCACCTACTTTTAATTCAATACAACTTAAATAATCATCAACAGTAACCGCACCACCAGCAGAATCTAGTATTAGATTACCTGCGGTAGTATCAATTTCTGTACCAGCAGTAATACCAATTTGTACAGAACCATTTGTTGCACCAGCAGATGTAGTATTACCTGTAAATGCAGTTGTTCCTGTAACCTCTAAGTCGTCAGTAATTTGTACTGTACCACCAGCAGAATCTAATATTAGATTACCAGTTACAGTATCAATCTCAGTATCAGCAGTAACACCAATTCTAATTTCATCAATGTGTGCCCCAGACCAAGGAAGAGTTGCAGAACCAAGTGCAGCACCTTCATCAGCATCAGGAAGCAATGAGGTTGCAAATGTTACAGCACCCAAGAATGTGCTTATACCAGCAACATTTATATCACCACCAACATTCAAGTTCTTATCTAAACCTATACCACCATCAGTAATAATAGATCCAGTATCAGTATTATTTGATTGTAAATCATTTGTAAGTTCAATGTTACTGTTTAACTTTAATGTTCCATTAAGTGTTGTGGAACCATTAACCTTAATGTCTCTGTTGAAACTAACAGGACCGTCAAACTTAGATAGAACCCTATTAGACTTACCACCTTCAACAATAATTCTTTCCTTAACAGTAACTTCATCAAAGACAACAGATAATCTCGAAGGATCTTGTCCTGTTACTGTTGGTACAGGAGCATCAAATGTTCTCTCTTGTCCAGTAGTAGAACTAACTCTCTTATTACCAATATAGAAATCACCTCTGTTGTTCATACCAGTATAGACAACAGCACCAGCAGATCTTTCTTGTGCTTGCGATAAGAACTCCTCTCTTTCTGTTAGAGACTTATCTTGTATCTGAGGTAATGAAGTTGAATAGTTACCTGGACCATAACCAAGATATTCAAATGTATGACCTGAAGCACGAATAATAGATGGTCGTCTAAATTCAATCGCTCTTGGTTTAACCTTCTTGATTAATGAGTTAGCAGCATGTTCTTGTTTAGCACTACCTAATGCACCACGAATAACATTAATAGAATCATTACCAGATCCACTAAGAGTAGAGCTGGTAACTCTCATTATTTCATTGTCAATCTGTACGTAAGAACCTAATGGTAATCTCACTAGAATTGCAGTTCCAGAAGCAGCAGGAGAAACACGAAGAGTACTATCTGCTGGAGTAGATCCAACTGCTGCTACAAGAGTTAATGCTTGATTATCATAGAATGATACACCTCTTGAACATATATTCTCTGTAGATGAGTTGGTTAAAGAATTAGCAGCACTCATACCATGAGGTAATAATCTCGCAGCTGCTAGATTCGCATTAGTCTCTGCTGAGAAATTAGTAACACTAATTCTTTCTTTAACAATATAATCACCAAGATTATTATTAGAAGAATCTTTTATTCTAAATCTAGAACCAGCGATTAAACCGTGTGCAGATGAACAAGTAAATGTTGATATACCTGATGTTGTATCATAAGTATCTGACGCAATAGCAACAGATGGACCAAGATTAAGTCCATATTCACCAGGTAAGATTAGTGGATCTCCAGATGTCTTAGCAATAGCAACCGCACCTGCTGATGGAGTAGAACTAATAGCATAATAACCACCAGTTGATGTACTAATACCTGTTATTTGTATTGTATCATTAAGGGAATTATTAAGACCACTAGCAGCAACGGTATATCTTGCATTACCATCACCAGAACCAACAACAGTCTGATCAAAGAATAGAGCAGTAGCATTATAAGCAGATCCTGGTGTTATAATATCTACACTATTAATAGCACCACCAGATACAACTACTCTTGCAGTTGCACCATTCCATGAACCAGTTTGAGAACTGAGTAATAGTTTAACATTCTGATATGTTCCATTATCATATGTTGCACCACCAGTAATACTACCAGTAGAAATACCACTTAAACCATGTTCTCTATCAAAAGTAATTGTAGCAATACCAGCAGTAGAATCTACACCAGTAATCTTAAGACCTACACCAAAGTCTTTTAACATACTATCAGCAGACTCTCTAGTAATACTATTCTTAAGTCTATTTGTTACAACATCACCAATTGGCCATCTTCTAGCATATGAGAAAGAAGATGGTGGGTTATCATCAAAGTTATCTTTATCAAGTTGAGGATATAAATCAACAACATTCTGACTGAACTTGTCATATATAAATTCAGTTCCAATCGTTCTATCTGCTTTTAGAACATATAGATGATATATACCATCTTGTACATTCTCAATATGTTCTGTAAGAACTTCATTTCTATAGATGTAATAGTTTGATTGAAGATCATTTCTTTCAAATCTAGGTAAAAGACTATTTCTTACTGTTACATCATTGGTAGAATTACTTCCTGTAGAATGAGTAACACCCTCTACATCAATATGTGAATACTTAAACTGTTTAGCATGTGATACTTCAGTTACAGCAAATGTACCATTAAATCCAACATCAAGAGCACCAGAGGTATTGGTACTACTTGTTACATTCTTAACAATAATTTGATCACCAACATTTAAGTTATGTGGAGTATCGGTAACTGTTGTAACTACATTAGCAGCATATGTACATGTACTAATAAAACTTGGGTTCTTATCAAAATCATAATCAGAACCATCAATGTTAATTAATCCAATATCACTATCAGTTCTTATACCAGTGCTACTAGATTCCTGAATAATAAATCCTTCTTCTGGATTCTTAGAATTAGTAAATTCTTTTGGAATAACAACACGAACTTTATAAAGTTTTTCGTCTAATGAACGAGTATCTTCTTTTCTCTTAATATAATGCTCTCTACTCTTAGCAACATTAGAACTAGCAGCAATCGCAGTCCAAACATCATTAACTGCTGCAAGGTGTATGAACCAGTGTTTATAAACATCATCCCACTGAACAGGAGAACCTAAATCACCACCTTCCTTGTCATGAACTCTACTTGAAATAGAAACTTTTGATCCACCAAAGGTATCAATAGGTGCATTATTATTAGCATTAGTAAAGGTAGATGCTAATCTAATTCTTGTATCTGAATCTCTTATCGCATAATAAACTGTTTCTGCTTCAATATTCTCTGGTAAATCTCCATCATCACTGAAGAGCATTACCTTCTCACCAGTTTGAATCTTGTGAGTAGGAACAGTAAACGCATTATTTGTTGGACCTGATAATACATCATAAGTCTTATGACTTACATTTGAACCTAAAGCAATAGTTTGTCCTACACCAATAACATTATCAAGCATACAAACTGGTGATGTTACAGTAACAGCAGTACCAATCCTTACATTAATCTTTTCATCAAAGTTAGCTCCAACTTTATAACCTTGAACTAATGTTGGTGGAACATCATCTTTATCCTCATATCCAAGAATATAAAGATGACTAGAAATACCAACTGTCTTGGTTTTTGCTATATCAAATTCAGTCCAATCAATATTCTCATCTTCTATTACAATAGCTAGAGGTTTAATAATATTAGTTACAAAAGCTTTATTATCTTTAACAAACGCAGTCTTCTTAAATCCTTCGGCAGATAATGATATTTGTCCGAAGTTAGAGTTAGAGTTAGTAATTGAAGCATCACCACCAGATCTTATATCAAAATGCTTATTGAAACCAATAGCGAATACAGATACAACCTGCATTACAGCATCATTAATGATCTTAATATGACTACCTTCCCATCCACTTCTATAAACAGCACCAGAATCTAAGTGATAAACTGTTGCTGGATCAAGTGAAGATGATTGTGATGATAATGAAGATCCCTTAACTGTAGTTTGTGAAATACCCTCATATAATCTAGAGGTCTTGTTATACTTAACAAATGCACGGTCATCCTTCTGTAGTGAAACACCAGTGAACTGTGCAACAACCATTGATTTGAAACCAGATGATTTCTTACCATCGGCAAGCATACCATTCATACCATAAACTGATCTCAATGAACAGTTAAAGATATAAGGAGATGCACCACCAACAGTATCAGTTTCGATTGTTACTGTTGCTGAAGATACGTTAGGTGCTGCTGGAAGATTGTCTCTTACAAATGGTAATTGATAAGTAAACACTGTTGGACTAATTACAGTCTTAACAGTAGTAGATATATTATAATCTAGTACACTAACACCTTTAATCTTAACTGGAGTACCAACATTCAATCCATGATCTGATGGAGTTGTAACTGTAACAATAGTTCCAGGAGTAGCACCATCACCAGATATTATCTGACCACCACCTACAGGAATTGGGTCAGTTCCAAAAGCACCAACAATTTCCCATTCTGGTCTTTGCTTAGAGAATCCAAGACTATCGTTTGGATATTTCTGATCAATATTTCTAGTAGATTCTAAATTAAATGCATTAGAGAGTTTACTATAATACATATCAAGATCAGTTAGATCATATCCAATGACATCATTAACACCATCAGCATACTCAAAACAAGTTAGTTTATGATGAGAGAATGAAGGTTTAGCTTGGTTACTTGTAGAGAAATCATTATCATCAGTATAAACTAAACCATTCTCATCTCCATCAAAGAATGTAAATTGCCAGAAATAACAACCACCAGTAATTCTGAAGATAGCAGTACGATCTACAGTGCTATCAGTAGGGTTAGGAACATATTTTGGTCTTACTTTCGTCTTTCTTAAATCCATACCAACGATGGATGTTCCTCTAGGAACAACGATACCACCGTAAACACTATTAAACTTATAAAGAATATTATCTTCTTGTGTTAAATCAAAATTAGATGATAAAGTTAATGTTAATTGCTCTATAGCATTGTAATCTGTACCATTAGGTGCTTTAGCAGTTGGAGTACCACCAACATTTCTAATAGAATAACCTGGACGGTTATCAATCAAATGTTCACCTGGATATACAAGTATAGTTGTCTTTTCTACAATATCGTTATCACTACCTCTTAAATATGAAAATCTCGCAGATTCAAGAAGTGCTCTTTGAATTGTTTTAAAGGGCTGTGCTAAGGAATTACCCTGATTTGATATACTATCAGTCGCATCCAAATCATTTGGGTTTACATACAGAATACGCCCTTCGGTATTCTTAATAAAATTCTCTAACTTATTAAGAGGCATCGCTTATTTTATCAGAATATTACTATGATCTATTTATCCTGTTTGGAATCCTGTTGGATTTCAGACTTGATACTAGCAGCCATGGCAGACCTTTTTGCTGCTTTTCTTTTTGCTGCTAAACGAGCAGCAAGTTGTTGTTGTGCTCCTACATCAGAATCATGTTCTTTAGTATCTGTCCTAGAACCACTTAATTCACTAGTTCCAGTTCCACTTTCTTTATGTTTAGCAACAGCATCTTGTTGTTTTTGTTTAAGTGCTGCTGCCTTATCAATATTCTCAAAGAATTGATTATAGGATTTCATTTTTTACTTTTATTTATTAAGTTTCTGCTCCACCACCAGTTGTCTGAAGAATAACCCACTCTTCTTCTTCAGTTAAATTAGTTTTTCTTTTTGTGTCGTTTGCATCATCACCAACAACTTCTCTTAACAGATTCTCTTCAGAAGACATAACATTCCTTATAACCAACATATTTAGGACTTTCTTTTTCTGGTCTTTCTATTTCTTTTTTCTTCAGTTGATATTGGTGCATATATTATTCTCTCTGGATCAAGTAATCTATCAACAACTTCCATAACATCCATAAATTGCTCTGGTGTTTCACATCTTACAAGCTTTTCCTCACCCTCATCGGAAATAATAAGGAATGATCTAGTACACACATCAATAATCGTGCGATTTACAACATCGTCATCCATACTGCTACACCATAGTATCTTTAGAATATAGCATACTATCCACCATACGTCAACCTTCTAATTTTTCTAGTCTTGATTTAAGATCCTCTATGGTTGCTTGTTGCTCTTTTATTGCTTCAATTAATAAAGGAACTATCTTATCATACTTGACTCCCTTAGTTCCATCCTCTTTTGTAGATACAACTTCTGGTAAAACTTGCTCTACTTCCTGTGCTATCACACCAACATCACTCTTTCTTGTAAAATATCCATCTTCTCCACCACGTTCTTCAATATAATCATCCTTCCAATCAAAATTCACACCCCTAATTTTTAATAACTTAGATATAGGATTATCAATTACACGAATATTCTCTTTTAATGTAATATCAGAAGAATGATATGCAATAATATTACTTTTAGCATGTATATCACCATCTGATTTCATTCTAACTCTCCAAGTATTTGGTGAAGATCCTAGTTGACCTTGACCACTATGAACTTGAACACCATTAGTGAATCTCATTGAACAATATCCATCATTCATATCAACAATATCACCATCATCTGATAAACGAATACCAGCACCTGTGGTATTATCATTATTGAGCCATATACTTCTATTAACATTTAAAGTATTGGTTGATGGTGTATATGCTAAACCACCATCAGTATAAACTGTTTCTGAAGTTGCAGAACCATTATTACTATCAACAAATGTTAGAAAATGACTATTACCACTAGCAGTAGATTGTGTCTTAACTTGATTTGATGAAGGAACATTTTGTAAGTTAATTGTTTCCCATGTCCAGTTAGTTCCATCAGACATAGCAACCTGATCATTACTACCATTAGAACCACTACCATCTCTAAGTTCAGTAATACGTGCTCTTGGAACTGTTAATTGATTGTCAGAATGATTATAAGTAAATTGATCATCATAATATACATTATTTTGAGCATTATCATTACCCTGTAATGTAGCAACAGGTCTTGTACTATTATTATCATTCTCATCTGCTAGTACTGTATTTGCACCACCAGCATTAGCAGTTCCCCATACCCAACCACCAGATCCATTAGCAATAGGAACTTCACCACTACCACCAGAATCACCACCAGGTTCTTCAAGTCTAGTTAATCTTAATTTATCAACTATTAATCTATTATCACTTGGGATATATGATAAATCATCATCATGACGAAGATCTTTTGTTCCACTTGCATTACCTTCTACAAATGTTAGATATGAAGTAGTTCCTGTATCAGTTTCAGTTGAGAATATTTGTATAGAAGATCCTGCACTTGCAGTTCCCCATGCCCATCCACCTGATCCATCAGCAACAGGAACATTACCAGAACCACCTGTAGCACCATTAGTTTGCTGAATTGATGTTGGTTTTATATTAGGAACCTGAAGTAAATTTGAGTTTGGATTATATGTAAGACTTGCATCTGTCCAAGGAATCTGATAAGAATAACTTGCACTATTATTTTCAAAGAATGAAAGAAAATAAGCACTATCATCTTGATTTCGTATTGTCCTTATTGTTTGTGCTTGGCTAACAGTTGCAGTACTAAAGTTAATTGCTGATTCTCCTGCTAATGTAAGACGACCCTTAGTATCAACAGTAAACGTTGCTACATTAGTAGAATTACCATATGATCCTGCTGTTACTCCAGTAGTTGCTAATGAAAGATTTAATGCAACATCAGCTGTACCATTGAATGTAACACCAGGAGAAGTTCCATCACTTCCAACACCACCAATACTAAAGGTTCTATTATTAGTTAATCTATCTGCCTGATTAACTGTTGCATTACTAAAGTTAATACCAGTTGTTCCTACTTCATATATTAATCCTTGATTATTAACCTTAAATGTAGGTACTGTAGTGGAATTTCCGTAAGTAGATGTATTTGGACTAAATCCACTTATTGATTTTAAATTACCATCTAGAACTACATTTGCCGTTCCATCAAATGATTGTGCAGAAGCTTGTATTTCACCAGCATCATTAGTTCCAGTAGTTCCATTTATCTCAAAGGTTCTTGAATTTGTTAATTTATCTGCTGAAGCAACTGTTGCATTACTAAAGTTTATATTTACATTACTTGCTGTTGTAGCTCTTCCTTTAGAATCAAAAGTAATTCTTGGATATTGAGTTCCAGAAGTATTACCATAAGTTCCTGCTGTTACACCACTATTTGCTAATGTTCCTGTAGATGTAACATTACTACTACCATTAAAGTTTACTGCCCAAGAAACATCACCAGACATGGCAATTTCTCTAGTAGTTGCTAATATATCTGCTTGTTGTGCTGTTCCTTGGAATTGCCCATTAAATGTAGTAGCCCATACTTCACCCCATCTAAGACTAGTATTACCTATACTACCACTATTATTACTTTCTGGAAGTATATCTCCTGCGGATGTAAGTCTTATTTTTGCACTACCACCCTTATTAGAAGAATATATTCTTATACCATCATCATATCTAAATGAAAGGTATCCACCATCTTTAATAATATCTCCCTGATCTCCAACTCTAATACCCTTATTAGCTGTTTGAGCAGTATTAAACCATGCTTCACCTGCTAATTGAAGAAGATTTGTTGATGGATTATATTTTATATCAGTATCCGTAAATACACCCTCATATTCTTGACTACCATTATTATCTCGTACAAAAGTTAAATAATGATTTGCAGCAGTAGAAATACCAACGGTTCTTATATTTTGTGCATCTCTTGCTGTTCCAACAGTTGATGATAAGAAGTTAATTGATACTTCTTGTGCTGCTGTAACTAATCCTTTACCATTAACAGTAACCCTTGCATATGATGTTCCATTAGTGTTACCATAAGTTCCTACATTACTGTTTACAGTATCTAATGTTGTATTTAAAGTAACATTACCTGTTCCATCAAATGAAACTGCAGGGGCATCAACATCTCCAGTAATTGTAAAAGTTCTAGCAGTTTCTAATGCTGTTGCATTCTGAGAGGTTCCAGTAAGTGGACCGTGGAAAGTATCAGCATAGATGTTCGCATGTCTAACACTACTAGATCCTATATTGAATGTACTATCAGTTCCAGGTATTAAATGTCCGTCCGTAGTTATATCTAATGCTACAGCCGCCTGTCCGTTACCACCAGTTCTTATTTTTAATCCAGCATCATTTCCACTAACATAGGATTCAATACGACAATCATAGTCTTCACTAATTATTGATTTAAAATCAATATAAGAATTACCAGTAGATCTGAATAACTCTAATGCTCCCTCATTAGAAAGTTGTGCTTGCTTAGTAACATTACCACTAACAAGAGTTTGTGCTTCAATTGTTCCAGCAAGAACTTTAAGAATATTTGAGGCAGGATTATACCTAATTCCACCATCACTATAAATTTCTTCATATGTACCAGATGAAGGATTATCATCAGTAACAAATGTTAAATAATGATCGGCATTAGCAGCTCTTGTTTGAACCTGCATAGTCTGTGCCTGTTGCACAGTAGCAGTTCCGAAGTTAATACCAGTATTAGTAATATTAGTAACACGACCTTTAGCATCAACAGTAATAACAGGAATAGTAACAGTAGAACCATAAGTTGCAGCAGTTACACCTGAATTTACAAGAGACATATTAAGTGCAACATTAGCAGTTCCATTAAAAGGAACACCAGTTGCAGTTGCATCACCAGCAATACTGAATGTTCTTGCAGTTTCTAATGCTGTCGCAGTATCAGCAGTACCTCTAAAATTAGTAGCAAAAATCTCATTCCATTTAAGACCAGAACTACCTATATCATAAGTATTATCCGCATAAGGTTGAATAGTATTTGCAACATTAATCTGACCTTCAAAAGTAGATATACCAGTTACTTTTAAATTCCTACCTTGAATTTCATCATAGAATACATCACCAAGAACACTTAAATCTCCACCAACAAAGAAATGAGTACCAGTAGTAACAATACCACTAAGAGTAGTCAATCCTCCTACATTTAAGGTTTCACCAATATGAACTGCCTTCTCAACACCAAGTCCACCCTCAGTAAATATTGATCCATTATCTTTACTAGTGGATGGTGTTGGATTATTTACATATAAAATATCATTAGTTTGTACTGTACCACCAAGAGAATCTAAAAGAATATTACCTGATGATGATGCTATTGTATTGGCACTTATCTTAATATTACCAAGAGTACTAATACCAGTTGATCTAAGATTATTAACAGTAACATCACCAGTAAAATTAGTTACTGGAAGAGTTGCAACACCAGCAATAGTTAAATTATCAGCAGCTAATGTTCCTTCAACATCAACTCCCCAAACCATTGTTTGAAGTTTTTGATTACCTGCATAATATAATCTAGATGTACCACCTTCAGTAAATCTTGCTAGGTTAGATCCAGATGCACCGTCAAAATAAATATCGTTTCCACTAACATATAGATTACCAGATCCAACATCTTTAATAAAACTATTATTACTCTGAGAATATATTTCTAGAGAATTAT